TTCTCCCAAACCAAGGTATGTGAGAAGACCAGCTACATCCTTTCCACTCAAATTAGTCAGCGTATTGTCCAGCGGTTGTTTACCTGCCAGCGCATTAAGCATTGTCGTGGCAAAGTTCGGATCATTCCCCAGTGCCGCCGCCAGTTCGTTCAGTGTATCCAGTGCCGCAGGTGCAGAACCCACCATTGCTGCAATCGCTGATTTCACAAAAGCCGTAGTGGCAATCTGTGTATTGTTGACCGACTGCGCCGCCGTGGGGGCTGTTGGCGTTCCGGTGAGTGCCGGACTCGATAGCGGCGCTTTCAGTGCCAGCGCATTGTTAATGGTGGTACTGAATTTCGGATCATTGTTAATGGCTACGGCTATTTCTTTCAGCGTGTCCAGCGTGGCTGGCGCACCATTAATAAGAGCCGTCAGTGCCGCCTGAACAAACTCGGTGGTCGCAACCTGCGTGGTGTTATTCCCCGCCGCTGGCGTTGGCGCTTTGGGTGTCCCGGTAAACGTAGGACTTTCTTTCTGTGCATACTGTGAATGCGGGTCCGGTGCGGCAAGATGTTTTGCCATCTGATCATCTGCGTACACCTTCAGCTCCAGTACCTTATCATCCACATACTTGCGGGTTGCCAGCACTACGGCAGGGTCGATTTTCAGGGTGATATTGTCCGTGCTGCTGGTAATCAACACCATACGCACGGTCTGGGTACGCCCGCTGCCTTCAGCCAGTTGCGGCTTATAGCTTTCCGGGCAGTTCCCCACGGCAATCAATGCCCCTGACTCATCAAACAGGCCCACTTCACGTATCCACCAACCGCCCTCGTTTTCAGGGATCACCTGTTCGGCAATAATCTGGCTGCTGTTCTGCGGGTCGATATAGAGCATATTCAGCGCAGCCCGGCGTTTCTCATTTACCAGTGCAGTCTGCTTTGCGTCCGGCGTCGGCAATGCTCCGCCGCCATCGCCCACCGCCATATGGGTAATTTTTAGCGGCACACCGAGCGCGGCGGCGCTGGCAAGTTTCGCCGCGCCAATATCCGTCAGCAGGGTATAAAATTTTGTGCTCATGGATTCACTCTCATTGTGTCAATAACATGGACCGCCCCGCCTTCATGCGCGGTGCCGCCGGAAATAATTGTTTCGTTGATATACGGATAGATCGTGATTTCTTCGCCAAGATAGCTGGCGGCTCCCACCCAATGCGGGCCGCTGGTCTGCAGGTTGATGGACATGCCGATCATGTGACGGCTACATGGTTTGGCATCGCTTATCAGTCGCTCAAGTTCCAGATAGGTATCTTCAGTGATGCCCTGGTCCTGCACGCCGATATCCAGGCGAAACGTGCCCGGTGCCTCTCCGGTTTGCCACCACTCAATAATGCGGATCAGAAAGCCGAACGGCTCCACAACCCGCCGCACGGCACTGGTGGTCCCTTTATGCTGATGAATATAAAAAGCATCCTTCACCACCTGGCGCTTGACGCTTTCTGTCCAGCCTTCGTCCCAGCGATCCACAGAGAACGCCCAGGCGAGATAAGGCAGGAAGCTGACCGGGCAGGTAGCCGGATTCCACAAGTCACGCAGCGGCACCTGCAGATCAGAAATCCCGCTGCACGTTTGCGCCAGTCGGCGCTCCAGTGAAGTTGACCCCGATGGCAGCAGACTATTCATCCGTTCCCCCGTTGGTCACGCTCCACTCCGTACATGATGCCGCCTGCGTTTTGTTCAAAACCACATCCGCCAGCGGCGAAGCCAGCTCCACACGCTGCACACCCTCAACATGCAGGGCGGCAAAGATGGCGCTACGGCGAATATCCCGACCAAGCCGCGTCTGACTGGCGATGTATTTCTGCAGGCTGGCTTTTGCCGCTGCCATTACCGGCTCTGCTTCCGGCCCCGGATAGAGAAAAATGGTGGCTTCCACGCGATACGGGATGATTTCTGCGCTGCGAACCGTCAGACGGTCAGCCACCGGGCGAACGTTCTCACTGTTCAGAGCTTTTTCCACCACGTCCAGCAGGTCTTTTTCTGCTGTTCCGTCGCCTTCACGGCTCAGGACCGTAAGCACCACCTCTGCAGGTGCCGGGCTGGTTGCACTGGCATCCGCCACCCGACCGTCGGCGCTTCGGGCATGAAATTCATAAGCTGCGGTTGGCCCCGCAACCGAAAGCCCTTCAAAAGCCGCAGGCACACGCAGGCGTAACGCTTCATCGCTTTCCATCACGGCCGCAACGGGTGGCACAGCGTCATTATCAGCAGGCGTCACCGTCAGGCGTTTCACGTTGTAGTTGGCAGCGAGCTGGTCAAGATCGCCGCCCATCGCGTAAGCCACCATCACAGCCTGCGCGGCTTCGTTAATGCGCTGGCGCAGAAGCAACTCTCGGTAAGCGTTCTCCTGAAGCAATTTGGTGACGGGTTCAGATTCCAGTTCCAGCGTGCGGATCACGGCTTCCTGCTCATCTTTCGGATGAAGCGCAACAAATTCGGCCTTGCGTTCGGCAAGCAGCGTCTCAAAGTCCGGCACATCGACAATCTGCGGCGCAGGCAACTGCGAAAGGTCAATCACTGCCATTCTCTGCTCCTGTTGATACGGAAAGGGAAACAGGCACACCGTTATTACGCCGCCCGGTCAGCCCCACCACCATTGAACCGTCAAAATTGCTGTTAATGGTGATGGAATCCAGCGTCAGCCGTGGCTCCCAGCGACTCAGCGCCACATACACTGCCGACATGACCTGCAGGCGTAATGCCGGATTTTGTGGCTGGTCTATCAGTACCGACAGCAGGGAACCATATTCCCGACGGGCAATGCGGCTACCCTGCGGCGTCAGCAAAATGTCCCGCACCGACTGGCGCAGATGGTCCGTGTCTGTAATAGCTTTTCCGTTGCTCTGACTCATGCCGATATACAGCGTCATACCGGGCCTCCGGTTGTATCGCCGCCTTTCAGGACGCCAGTATGCTGATGCGCATCAACCACGATCCCGTTAGAACTCATCGCTCCGCCGCCCTGGGTAACGCCACCATTGATCACCACTTCGCTGTTAATGCGCGTGCGGTCAGCCTCCAGTACAAACTCACTGGTTTTCATGGTGATGTTGTCAGCGGCCTCAATGACCATTGATTTGATGCCCCTGACATACCAGCGCCCGGTGGCGGGTTCGTATTCAAACCAGCCACCGTCAGGATGTTCTGTCACGCAGGCGTCTGCCGACGTCGACGGTGGCGCGAACTGATTCGAATAGACAGCGGGCAGCGCAAAGGCAGTCTCCAGATTGCCGCCCAGACTCAGCAGCACCACCTGCTCACCTTCTGATGGTTTCCACCATGTGCGGGCATTACCCGCGCGCAGCGTCAGCCAGTTAATCCAGTTAGTTTCAAGGTCGCCCGTTTTCACCCGGCAAAGCCAGTTTGTCCTGTCCACTTCGGTGACTACCCCAGTGCGGATCAGGTTGGTGATAAGGCGCATGATTTCGGTTAATTGTGCGTTCATAAGGCAACTATGGCAGCCTTTTTCTTAATTCAAAATTTGATAATATTGTGTCGCTTACCACACAAGGAGATAAACATCAGTGAACACGTATGAAACAATTAAAGTTACTTTTTCTTATGACCACAACCCAATTACTATTAATGACGATAATATAAAAACAGAAAACAGTATCGAAATGACTTGCAATGTTACTGTCAACAATAAAGAAAGCTGGGATAGGATTCAGATAAAGACCTATAGTAAAAAAACCATCAAGCTTTATGGAAAAAACAATTTAGACATTGAATTTTGCACTCATTATGTAAATGGTGATGTTCGCTCAGTGATAAAACTAATCGATTGTAGAATAGAAAACATCGTCGACCATCACTCAGGAAAAACTCAATACTATACATTTAACATCATTCCCAATGAAGTCATTATAAATAATAAAGCACATAATACGCCTGATACGGAAATAACATTCTACAACAGTGACCATCAACTACTTTCCCCTAACATTCAGTACAATTTATCTTCGGATGGTAACATCACTCTTACAAAGTCAGAGCCTATTATTGTTAAACTTAACAATGACGAAGATATAAAATTAGATATCGAATCAAAACTAGAACGCGATGAAAAATTTGAAATCAGCACAAAACAAATCCTAAAAATAAAGTCCAATAATTCTAATTTAACCATTGATGATGTAAGAAATAACTACATTGACAAAATTGACGCATTTAATGATATCTTATCATTTATCAATAGTAACAAAGTAGTTTGTCGTTACTGGAACCTAAAATCTAATGATGGTGTATATACAGTTTTTCGCTGTAGGATAAAAAATCCTATTAAGGATACCAAAAAAAAACACTTAATGATGCCATTACAAGCCAAAGAAAATATTGAAAATATGTTTCACACATATTTGTCATCCCATTACAGACAGAACATCCGATTAGCCATTAATGTCCTCAATGCATCAAACCAATATCTTGAGTCTCGATACCTTTCACTTTTCCAATCTTTTGAATCTATTATTTTAACTCATAAAGAAAAAAACAATACGACCTTCATTCTATGTGAAAGCGAGTTTAGATCATTAAGACAAACAATTGAAAGAATCATCACCAAGGACGTTATCAAAGATTCAAAAACTAGAGGAAAAATAAAAAACAAACTAGGAGAACTGAATAGAATATCATTAAAAGATGCCACACAAGAATGTCTTAAAGAACATTTAATCCATACTCATGACTTATGGCCATTGTTTAATGAATCTGGTAAGCTAGGACTTTCTGAAATCAGAAATATAATTATACATGGTGTAATTATACCAAGTGACAACTTGATAAACATTGCAGTTGCTTGTGAACATTTAACAATATATCTAACCAGATTAATTCTATGTCTTCTTGGATGCGATCACCGTGAAACAATATATTCTGAAGAGCATTTGAGGTTTAGTTCAAACGTAAATGATTTTGCCTTTTGGGAACATCATCGAAAATCTTTAACAGAGGCACTTAAAACTCATTAATATCGTAATGGCTAACGATGCGTTAGCCATTTCATTAGTAAATCACTAACGATTAGATAACTATTATTACTATAACCCAGAAGGCGACGCTCTGCGTAACGGACCTCCGGTCCTTTGCGGCTGACGCGATCACGCAAGCCGTAATGGTGAACACGGGCAATGCGCTGCACCCTACCTTCAAACTGTACGCTGGCAGAATCGGCGCTGGCTGCAGTTTTCAGGTATTTTGTGGTGCGCAGCTTTGTAAACATCTGACGTTTGATGCGCCCCTTTTTGCTGCGTGCTGTTACCCTGCGCGGCTCATAACTGCTGCCATCTGGATTGCGCTGCATCCTGATGTTCTGCTGCTGTGTCCGGCGCAGTTCCTGCGCCAGCTGGCGCATCATGCGGCTTCTTGCGGCTGGCTCCAGATTCGCCAATAATGCACTCAGCCAGTCGTCCACCTTCTGCAGTTCAGCCACGTTTCACCGTCCACATTTCTTCAGGTTCATCAGGTTCCGCTACCGCTTCAACACTCGACACACTGCCGTCAGTGCTGACAAGCACACGCTCCGTCAGTTGCAGGTTCAGGCTGATATCACAGACATCGTTGCGCAGAATATCCACCTCAAAGGTGAATAGTTTTTCCCGTAACGTCGGGTTATTGATGGCATCAGGCTGGTTATCCCGCAGCCACAGCAAAACCGGGGCCATCAGCAGATTCTGGTCGCCGCTGAAATCCTCAATCACCACGTTCAGGGTGTAGCGGTATTCCCATGACATGGAGCTGGCCCCGCTGGCAACCAGCGAACCGTTATCCACAAACAGATGCAGTTTGTCCGGGTTATTACGGACATAAGGCACTGCTTTATTAAGGGCGTGGCGCAGGGATTGTGGTTTGTTCACTGTTTCGCTCCTGACACGCAATAATCATGTCCACTTTGTCTGCACAGACCGCCCAGGCGGCCTCCGTTTCATCCAGCAACGCGTTCAGGTCACCGTTAGTGCGCGGCGCTGCCTGCCCCAGCCGACACGGCGTCACTCGCGGACAACCACTGACGGTAAGCTGCACCTCCGGTGAGTGTCGGGCGTTCCCGCAGCCGGATAATGTCAGCAGGCAAAGGAGTATCAGCCCAGCGGCGTAAATCCTCGTTCTCACGTTTCAGTTCCTCAATCCGGTGTTGTCGTTGTCTCAGTAGTGCGCTGGTCTGTTCTGCGTCGGCATAGAGTCGCGCCTGCTCCCGGTTGTTGGTTTCAGCCAGAATGGACAGACTGATCAGCTGGCTATTTTTCTTCGTTAGTTCGTGCGCTTTACTTTTCAGCGCCGCGCGCTGCGTTTCGATGGTGTGGCTGGCGCTGTTAAGCCGCCACGACTGCCAGCCCAGCGCAACGAGTGCCAGCGCCGCCACTACCGCCAGCGCACGTGTCATAGTCCAGCTCCTTTAAGGCACCAGGCCATCTCCCGCGCACGGCGGTTATCCAGCCCCTGATTAAACACACCTTTTACATAAACCCAGCGCGGCAACTGTCGGCATGCATCCGCCCAGCGCCGCTGATTGAGCAATTTCACCAGCGTGGAACTGCAGGCATTGCCCGTACCCACGTTGAAGGCAAACGACACCGTAGAGTCATACACCTTCTGCGGCGGCTGTTGCTTCACACACCTTTCCAGCGCCCGCTCCACACGCAGCACGTTGGAGATCAGCCCTTCTGCTGCCTGTCGCTCCGTAATGGTTTTGCCGGGAATGACGCCCGATGTATTACCAATGCCGTCGGTCCAGACACCCGCGCTGCACTGATACGGCTGCAGACGACAGCCTTCGTAATCGGCAATCAGTTTCAGCCCCTCCACGGAGGTGTGAAGCTGCTGAAAACCCGGCAGCGTGGCAGCAATAGCCAGCACGGTCCCGACAAGGCAGCGTTTAACGATTGATGGATTCATAGTCCTCCCGCGAGATCTGCCCGTCGCGCAGAAGCTGGTAGGCTTTGTGTTTGTAGTACCAGTTGATAGCCAGCATCAGCACACCGATCATCAGGCCGCCCAGCGTTGAGGCATCCTTGATGGACAAATCGCCCAGCCAGGCCAGCACGACGGCGATGCAATACGTGATAAAGGCGCTGATTCGCTCAAGCGTCATAATTCAGTCCCATAGCTGGACGGTCTGCACGGTGGTGGTTGTCGGTATGTCCGGCAGCTCCACCTGCAACCCGTGAGGTAAAAAGGGGCCGTATTCGGCAAGCCCCGGATTTGCCTTCAGTACCTGCTCCGTGACACCCTGCGTGCGCCCGTAATGACGCCAGCAAAGCGCGTCCACCGTGTCATACTGATGCGCACGCACTTTCATCAGATAAGCTCCACTGTGCAGTGCGGCGCATCCTGTACCCGGCTGATGGCCCAGCGGGCGTCACGCCACAAATCACCGCTGGCTTCTGCCAGTTCCTCGCCTCGCTTCACACCCGATGCCGTGGCGTCATAGTCCTGGTATCGTTCGTTGAGCATGGCGCGTGCCCAACAATAAACCGCGTTGAAATAGTGCTGAATGCGCTCACTTTTGCCGTCCAGCTGTTCCGCCGGAACCTCTGCCAGCGAGGCATACCCCAGCATCTGCTGGCGTCTGCGAAACTCATACAGCTCTGCGTTGACCTCCGAAATTGCCGACAGGGCAACCTGCTTTAAACGCGGCTGCGTCACCGTGCCGTCAGTGCGCATGACACTGCGAAACTCCGACAGGTCCACATCAGGCCAGAACGGCGTATTTCTGATGATTTCCGCCTGTTCCGGTGCCTGTTCTGGCGCAACAAACTTCATGCTGCTTTCTCCTGAAATAGAGGGCGGTGGACGGGGTTTTGATGTGGCAGAGCCTTTCGCCACCCCGTGCCGCCCGTGCGCGGGGGCACGTTCTGTCAGCGGCTGTCATTGCGCAGTCTGCGCTCCAGCTGCTGTTTGTCTTTTTTCACGCCACAGCGGGGATCGAGCTGTAACGCATGGTTGAGATGGTTAAGGGCGGACGCCGGATTGCTTTCACTCAGGACAGCGCCAATCGCTTTATGCAGACGCGCCCGTGACTGGTCCGGCATATCCAGACCGTCTGTCAGCTCCAGCGTCTGCAGCAACAGATCGGCATCAAAGCCGGTAGTGGCAAGCATTGCGCTCTGTGCCGCGTCTGCCATTTCCTCTGCCAGCACGGTCTGCACGTTGCGGTTACCCAGCGGCATCACCCAGCCATGACGCAGGGCATGACGCCCGATCTCCAGCGCCCCGGCATAATCTCCGGCATCAATACGCCACAGCATCACGTACATCAGCACGTCATCCTGTTGAGCGCCTCCGGCAGCCAGAATACCCTCCGCCCAGGCGGCGTACTTCGGCAACAGCTCCACTTTGATTTCCGCTTTTTTGACCGTGGACTGAACGCCCTTGAGACGGCGGCGGTCTTCCGCCAGTTGCAGCAGCATCAGGTCATAGCCCGACGCGTGGCGAACGCTGCCGCCCTCACGGGCGGCCTGTTCAGCCTGAACGCGCAGGCGATGCTGCCGTGCGGGACTCAGGCTCATGGGTTACGCTCCGGCTTCTGCTGCGGCGGCGCTGAAATCGCCAATCTGGATATTTTCCACCAGTGCGGCGCAGCGGTAGTCCTCAACCACATAGGCTTCGTTAACGGATTCAAAGTTTTCAATCCGGTCACGTTTCGGGTTGTCGATAACTGAACGGCGGCGGGTATCTTCCTGCCAGTAGATGGACAGGTTATCCAGACGGGTGATCAGCAGCGCATTCGGCGGGAAGAACGGCGCACGCACGGCCTGCAGGCCACCCATGCGTTTCTGGCTGATGATCATATCGGCAGCCAGTTTTTCACTGTTTTCCTGCTCTTTGTTGACCAGCGGGAAATACTTGTCAGACAACAGTTCACGACCGCAAATCACCACCAGATCGTCATCGTCCTGGTAGACCACGTCGATAAGCTCATTAACGGCATCCATCACCACGGCGTCCAGGTTGGCATATTCGCCACCTTTACCGACTTTCACCGCGCCCGGTGTGGTTTCACCGCCCGTGGTGGTGCTGCCCATGACGTGATCCGGTGCATCCTCACGGATTTTCTGTAGCCAGCCTTTATTCACATCCTGCAGCAGCGGGTTTTCGCTGCGGTTGGAGGTTTTCGCACGCTTTACGCCGTTAAAGCCGATCATGATGCGGTCCAGTGCCTGACGTTTCACGATGGCGTCACGGATACGCACCTGGAAATCCTGAAACTTCGCCCACAGGTCCAGCTTCGCGTAGGTCAGCACCGTGTCAAAGTTGGTCTGCTCGCATTTATATTCCACATCGACCATCAGCGTCGGATCGACAGGTTCACGCTCTTTCGCGGTGGTGTCAGTGGTTCCGGCAATGGTGCTGCCAACACCCAGCCCCAGCAGCTGACCGGACTGCTCAGTCACTGGCGTGACGTTAATCAGCGTCAGGAAAGCGGCGGACTGCTGGATCTGGTCTTCCAGCGTCTGCTGCACAGACGGCTCCACGGTGAACTTGCTGGACAGTTCTTCAACTGCCACACCGTTCAGACGCGCCAGCTGCTGCAGGTAAGCGTTAAAAGCAAAGCGGGTATTCTTCTTCATCGGGTTTTATGCTCCATCAGCAATTGGTCAGAGTGTCAGCGGGGGCGTTGCCGCCTGTTGCACGCTGGCGGTAGTCCTGGCGGCTGTCTTCATGGCTCAGCTTGTCCACCAGTTCGTTAAAGGCGGTCTGATGTGCCTGCAGGGCAGTCTCCAGCTCAGACAGGCGTTCTTCCTGCTCAGACAGGGATTTTTCGGTGCGCGCACTCAGGTTCTGCTGCTCAGTGGCGACCAGTTCCACGGCCTTATGCACATCAGAGAACCGGGCGTCATCGGACTGCTCTTTTTTGGTGAACAGCGCCGTGACACGGGCAAACAGGGACGGTTTGTCATCCTGGATTTCTTCCAGTTCGATCACCGTTTCCTCTGCAGCGGTAAAAAGATTGGCGGGATTCTGCTTGCGGTTTGCCAGCGGGTTATGGGCTGCACTAGCGCTGAATGTCAGCATTTCAGTGCCCAGACTGGCAGGGTCATCAGTGGCAGCCAGGCCGACCAGGTAGGCTTTGCCCGTATCAGCGAACTTCGGGCTGACTTCCATAGAGGTGAATAATTTCTGGCCTTTTTTCACCAGTTCCACCAGGGACTCCGTTGGCTCAACGTCGGCATACAGCGCCATCTTGCCTGCCAGCGGACCTTCCGTGATTTCTTCAGCAAACAGCGCCGTCACCTTGCCGTAGCGGTTAAAGGTGCTGTCCGGCAGATAAGACTTGATGTGCTCAAGGTTAATCAGCGCGGTATACACCGCCGGGTTGTAGCTGGCTGCCATCTGTTCCAGCCATTCACGCTGGATTTCGCGTCCGTCGGTGGTGGCACCTTCCACCCCGATGCGAAAACGCTTTGCTTTCACTGTCATGAGCCGTGCTCCGTTAGAAAAAACTTACTGGAGCCTTATGGTTGCGGTGATGGGGGCAGTGAAACAATGCGCGGTATTTGTACCGACAACCACACAAACCGCAGGCGGGGAAAGCCTTCATTCAAGGCTGTAGGTTTGTGCCATGAACACCACACTGACACCCGCAGATCTCGATCCCCGTCGGCAGGCCATGCTGCTGTACTTTCAGGGATACCGCGTAGCCCGCATTGCTGAAATGCTGGGCGAGAAAGTTGCAACCGTTCACAGCTGGAAAAAACGCGACAAGTGGGGTGACTATGGGCCGCTGGATCAGATGCAGCTCACCACCGCCGCACGCTACTGCCAGCTCATTATGAAGGAGCACAAAGAAGGGAAAGATTTCAAAGAGATTGACCTGCTGGCGCGCCAGTCTGAGCGCCACGCGCGGATCGGCAAGTTTAACAATGGCGGCAACGAAGCCGACTTAAATCCTAACGTCGCCAACCGCAACAAAGGCCCGCGCCGTCAGCCGGAAAAAAATGTCTTCACCGATGAACAGATTGAGAAGCTGGAAGAAATCTTCCATTCCTCCATGTTCAACTACCAGCGCCACTGGTGGGAAGCCGGAAAAACCAACCGCATCCGCAACCTGCTGAAGTCACGCCAGATCGGCGCGACCTTTTACTTTGCCCGTGAAGCCCTGATTGACGCCCTGCTTACCGGGCGTAACCAGATTTTCCTTTCCGCCAGTAAGGCACAGGCCCACGTCTTTAAGCAGTACATCATCGACTTCGCCAAAGAAGTGGAGGTGGAGCTGAAAGGCGATCCGATGGTGCTTCCTAACGGGGCCACGCTTTACTTCCTCGGCACCAATGCCCGCACGGCCCAGAGTTATCACGGCAACCTGTATCTGGATGAATATTTCTGGATACCGAAATTTCAGGAGCTACGCAAAGTGGCTTCCGGTATGGCTATTCACAAGAAATGGCGGCAGACCTATTTTTCCACACCATCCAGTCTGACCCACAGTGCTTATCCGTTCTGGTCCGGTGCGCTGTTCAACCGTGGGCGCAACAAAGCTGACAAGGTGGACATCGACCTGTCCCACAGCAATCTGGCCCCCGGCCTGCTGTGCGCAGACGGGCAATACCGCCAGATAGTCACCGTGGAAGATGCGGTGCGCGGCGGCTGTAACCTGTTCGACCTCGACCAGTTGCGCATGGAGTACAGCCCGGACGAATACCAGAACCTGCTGATGTGTGAGTTCGTGGACGATCTCGCGTCCGTGTTCCCGCTCAGCGAGCTGCAGGCGTGCATGGTGGACAGCTGGGAAGTATGGACCGACTTTCATGCACTGGCGCTGCGCCCGTTTGGCTGGCGCGAAGTGTGGATCGGTTATGACCCGGCAAAAGGTACGCAGAACGGCGACAGTGCCGGATGCGTGGTGGTGGCTCCGCCAGCCGTGCCGGGTGGTAAGTTCCGCATTCTTGAGCGTCACCAGTGGCGCGGGATGGACTTCCGCGCCCAGGCTGACGCCATCAAAAAACTCACCGAACAGTACAACGTTACGTATATCGGTATCGACTCGACCGGCGTTGGTCACGGGGTTTATGAGAACGTGAAAGCGTTCTTTCCTGCCGTCCGGGAGTTTGTCTACAACCCCAACGTTAAAAATGCCCTGGTACTCAAGGCCTACGACATTATCAGCCACCGCCGTCTGGAGTTTGACGCCGGACACACCGACATTGCGCAGTCATTCATGGCAATCCGTCGCGCAACCACCGCCAGCGGCAACCGCCCGACCTATGAAGCCAGCCGCAGCGAAGAAGCCAGCCACGCCGATCTGGCCTGGGCAACAATGCACGCACTGTTTAACGAACCGCTGCAGGGCGAATCCGCCAATACCAGCAATATTGTGGAGATTTTTTGATGGGAAAGAGTAAGAAGAACCGCGCTGCGGCGACGAAACAGATCCAGCTTAAAAGCCAGACTACAGCCGAAGCATTCAGCTTCGGCGATCCCGTTCCTGTTCTGGACCGCCGAGAACTGCTGGACTATGTGGAATGCGTACAGATGGACCGTTGGTATGAGCCGCCCGTCAGCTTTGACGGACTGGCGCGCACCTTCCGCGCTGCCGTGCATCACAGTTCCCCGATTGCAGTGAAATGCAACATTCTGACCAGTACATTTATCCCGCATCCACTCCTGAGCCAGCAAGCATTCAGCCGATTAGTGCAAGATTATCTGGTATTCGGTAACGCCTATCTGGAAAAAAGGACGAACCGATTGGGAGGCATTCTATCGCTGGAGCCATCACTGGCAAAATACACCCGCCGGGGCGTGGATCTCGACACCTACTGGTTTGTGCAATATGGCATGACCACGCAACCCTACGAGTTCACCAAAGGCAGCATCTTTCACCTGATGGAGCCAGATTTAAACCAAGAGATTTACGGCCTGCCGGAATACCTGTCCGCCATACCTTCCGCCCTGCTGAATGAGTCCGCAACACTATTCCGCCGGAAGTACTACATCAACGGCAGCCACGCAGGTTTCATCATGTACATGACTGACGCCGCGCAGAACCATGAGGACGTGAACAACATCCGCCAGGCCATGAAAAGCGCCAAAGGTCCAGGTAACTTCCGTAACCTGTTTATGTACTCACCCAACGGCAAAAAGGATGGCATTCAGATCATCCCACTGTCAGAGGTGGCGGCAAAAGATGAGTTTTTGAACATCAAGAATGTGAGCCGGGATGACATGATGGCAGCGCACCGCGTGCCGCCGCAGATGATGGGAATTATGCCTAGCAATGTTGGGGGGTTTGGGGATGTAGAGAAGGCGAGTAAGGTATTTGTAAGAAATGAATTAACTCCCCTGCAAGCTAAATTTGAGGAGGTTAATCAATTCACTGGATACGAAATAGTGAAATTTAAAAAATATTCTTTTGAGTAAATAAAAACAAGCCATCCATATAAATATATTGGATGGCTTATTAATTAAGACTCAGCACACAACTCTAAAAAAGAACCTTTATAATAAAAAAGACCAGACTTATCATTTAACTCTGTAAATAGCTTACAAGCTCTTTTATGACACTCCAATGCACTGTTTTCATTACGACTAACTATAATTGTTTCTTTCTCCTTATTGTCTGCATCCAGAAAACTCTTCAATAAGAATTGAATAATGTAATCTTCTTCAGGGAAAGAATACCCAATAAAAATCAGAACATCTGCTTGTCTTAGTTGACTAGATGATTTAATAAATGCATTTTTGAAGTATTTATCACTATAATTTTGATCATTAGATGGTAATATTATATTCGGACATGACTTTATATCATTTAATGAGTCGTAATCAATTTTAAAGCCATCACCTTCAGCAATAACCTCAAACCCACCATTTAATTTATAGAGTCCAACTCCACCTTTTTTAGGACAAGCGACTTCGTTATTAATATGAATGGGAAAACCACGTAATTGAGTCCTAGCAGGATTGGAGAATTTCAAAACCTTATCAATAACTATATCATAATTTGTAGTTATAATATCCAAAGATTTGGAACATTCCAATCCATTAAAAAACCTGATAATATCATCTTTATGTTTTCTTGCAGCACCCTTGCTATCAAGCTTAAATTCACTCGCAGGCAGTAATCTTACAAATTTATTCTTAATGTAATTCTTGACCTACCGTTCAAAATAGTCCAGAGTCTGTTTATCCAAATGAGATGGTAAAAGACTAGGGTATCTGCGGTAAACATCAAGATTGTACTTAAAACTCTTAAATACGCCAGCCCTTTCCTTTTCACAAACAGTTTCTGGATGCAGATTCAGATTAAAAGATTCAAATAAAGAGAAAAATTTAAACTTATCAGAATATAATTCAGCTTCTTCTTTTGACAACGAGAAAACTTGATCACTCAGGGGATATTTTTCATCCCAAGCTTTAGAAAAACCAGCACCTAAAAAAACACATATTTTCTTATCGTCTAGCTTCCGATGTAAATCATCGAAGGACTCTATTCCTAGAGAATTACCTTCTTGAGCCACACCATCATAGTCAAAGTCTAATTTATCTAACATTATTTTTCTTTCCCTACCAATCCCAAAAAGGAAGGAAGAACACCAAATTCCCCTCGAAAATACTTAGCCGAAACCTTAGCATCTTTCCTAATTGAAAACTTTGATGCATTGATAATATTCGAGGCTTTTTCTTTATCTTTGATAATAATATTTAATTCATCTCTTCTGAAGCATTCATCCAATAAAGGAATATTATGAGTAGATAATATAAATTGCATATCATTTTTCTCTAAATGATATGTTAAGATACTTTTAATTAAGGTGGTAGCCAGAGAATGATGAATAGATGCATCTACTTCATCAACATAAAGCGTAAACCCACAATCAGTTGTCCAAATAACTGCAGCCATGAATGTTAATATATTCATAGTCCCTTGTGAGAAAAACTCATCCCTCTCACCTGGACCTATGGTTGTAAAACCACCATCAAGATTTTTTATCTTGTAGACAAAGTGATATTTTTTATCACTACCTACAGGAAGAAAATCGACACCATCAATATGAAGGGGTGCCTTTAAAATAACATCACCATACAAACCTAACAGATTCTTAGCATTATCATTAATGGTTACCTTCCCATTATCATCTTTAGTCAGTAGTTCTTCAAACTTGGATTCAAAAAACTCCAACCCTTTACCAAAAAATATTTCAGGATTATATGGTAATTGAGATACAGCCCAATCTCTAACATTAGTCATTTCTTTGGATTGCAAAGATTTCGCAAATGTTATTACTGCACCAGAATCTTTAATAATTGGTTTTATAAGCGTTTCATGCTTTTTGTAAGTTGGTTTTTTAAACTCCAACTCATCTCCATTACGAATAAAAATACAACTTTCTTTTGCTCCTTTCTTCACTTCTCTTGAGTAAAGATATTCACTAACAACCTTACCTTCAAAAACAGATATCCCATATCGAAGAAAAGTGTCTTTTTCTTTGTTTACAATAATAACTTCATAAGAGGTCGGACTTAGTCGATTTTTACTATCGAACATGTACGGTTTATGGAGTTCATTCAATGTGTCACGATGTATAGATCGAGCAAAATCATTTATTGCTCTTATTATTTGAGATTTTCCTGCACCATTCCCACCAATAATTGCAGCAAATCGATTAATTCTTAATCCATTGTCTAACAACATAGTATGATCAAGGTGTTCATCACCAGCGGATGACACAAAACTTAGAGTCTGCTGGTCTCTAAAGCTCTTATAATTCTCTATCGTGAAGGCAATCAGCATCTGAAACCCCTAATTTTGTGAAAAAAGTGCAAAATAGACATGATTAGTGAGTGTAATGCAGACTGAGCTAGGCTGTAAATGAAGATGTGAAGTTATCCTTTAATACTGTTCTTGCTTTCAACCAAATCTCATACTTAGCGCGCGCTCGTATCCCCGCCACGCCTGCCCGCTTTATGCAGTGGTTTTCATGCACATGCATGACATGAGCAAAAGCCCGCCAGTTCTGGCGAATCTGAGCAAAGACGATCCTCAATCGATCATGCGATTTCATGCAGCATAGTCATGCACTGTCAAGGAAGTTAAAATCCGTATCTGAATGGCCACTTGAAAAACGGATCATACGGGTTTACAAAGATGAATGTTCGCTGTGAACGGGAAGCGGAAGTTAACTTTCAGATAACATAATCCATATGCACGAGAACCTCTAAAATAGAATGGGACACCTAAGCGGGGTACTTACAACTATTCTTTCCATATTCACAGTTAACACTCTGTTTGGCGTATTTTTATTCAAATAGCAAACACCAATAAAAGGAGTTTCCATGAACAATATTCCCCCTATACCACAGTTAGGAATTTATGTCTCAAAAATCGATCCCACCCTACGTATCACTGTAACCGATGTTGATATTGTTGATGGTGAGGATGATTCTCCTGATGATGAATTGTTTTATTTAGTCCACTGGATCGAGGGGGAAGATGAAAGTGATATGACAGCAATGGGATTTGAGCTAGACCCAGTAGAGTGGCAGGCTTTCGTTGAATCTGAGCAATTAGTGTTTGAGCGTGATCCGTACATGGATTCAATCCCCGAAAATTCAAACTTGGCAAAGATTCGGGATTTTCTCATGAAGACTAAACAGAATGATCATTCGTAAGTGTAAGCATCCATCAGGAAAATGGTTTTGTAAGTGAATCATCAACTTTTAGAGAGTCTCAGACACTCCCACTTCTGCTTCTGACACAAAGCGGACGATCACTTATCAAAATAACCGCCCACCTTACGCCTTATTTCACTCATTGCCCAAACTAGCCCCCATCAGAATGAATCCTCCTGGGGGCAACGTTTCTTAATGCAGCCAGCTGTCGTCCTCCCACACCTTCTGCATAATTTTCATCACTTGTTTTCTTTCTTCATCCAGTTGCAGTCCGGTTAGTTCCACACCGTTAGAGCTACCTTTGCGAATGCGAATTACCGTTTTGGGATACAGGGGGCGCAGATTGCGGTAAAGCTCGGATTCAAGGGCGTCCAGGGTAGACTGGCTAATCTTCTGCTCTTTATCGATCATTATTTCAATGCGCATAAAAGTCACCTCAGCTGATGACATCCATTGAGCGGTTGTATTCGTGGCTTCTGATTTTTGCCATGAGTTCATCAGTCAATTCAGAAACCCACTGCAGAGCCAGCCCCTTCTCTTCATCACTACACTCACTAGCCGCTACAAGCTTAAGAAAAAAATCAATGCGCTGGAGCTTCAAAGACTCCAAAAAATAGTCCTGCATCTTTCCTCCTATGACACCAAAACAATACTGTATACATAACCACTGTTTATATTTACAGTATATAATAATCTTACTGATGTAAAACGTTTTTTTACGTTCATCGGCCTGATATGCCTGGTATTATTAAGAGCACGAATTGTTAACCCGCGTAATTAATACAGGTTCCGCCACTTATCATCTTCCTTCAGACGTTGGTTCCGATAGAAGATACGCAGGCCTGCTCCTGACGGAATACTGCCGCCGCGAAGGAGCAAATCGACTTCTTTCTCGCTGCCATCAAATCCCCTGGACTTCAGTTCATAGACGAGCTGCTGTCGCTGATGGTCTGTAATTCGCTGTTTGTAGTCTTTACGCCGTTTCGGTTTCACCTGGCGTAACCTTGCAGCCAGTTCCCGGCGCTCTTTTTTGCTCATACTGTGCAGGTAATCGTGCAACTCCTTGTCATTCATACGGGTAATATCCGTTCTGGAGTCCCCATCAGCTGATTTGTCTTTCCCTTGTTGGTTCAAATTTTCAGCAAGGGGACAGTTATTGCCACGAGTCCGAGTCCAAGGGGCGCAAGCGCCCTGGTCGGCTGCCGCCTCCTGAACGTCAACGGCTTTACGAACCATTTTCCACTTCACTGCATGAGTGCAGATCTTGCCCTCTGCAATGGGTGACCAGATGCCATAAATACGAATACCGTGATCGCCATAGGCGGTCGGCTCTTCGTTGATTTCATAAGCGGTTCTGATGAGGTGATATTTACGGGGAACCAGTACGCCGCCCTGCTTCATGATATAGGTGGCAAAACAACCAGCATCAGCAGCAGCCAGAATGGCATCAAGGCGCGGGTTATCCAGTACCGGCGCACCTGCTTTTTTGTCATCCTGCTGCCTTGCCGCCTGACCAGCCAGCAATCGCAGTTCACGGTAAGCCTGACGCCCCGGAATGCCAAAGAAGCGGAATTGCTGAACACGATGCAGAGACGCCCAGGCATTAACGTATTCAGCGTTATCACGCAGAGTTTTACCCGTTTCCTTGCTGATCTCGCCAGCCAGACCACGCCCGTCAATATTCTTACTGATATATTTCGCGATGTAGCTTGTCGGCGTTCCTTTGCGCGGATTAATCAGCTCAGACTGAAAGCGCGGCCCCGTGTTATTGCCCAGCTCCTCGCGGTCTTCACGGATGGCAAAGTTACGCAGTAATGCAGTGATGGCGCGGCGGTCTTTTTTGCGCATAAAACACAACAGGTGCCAGTGAACTGTACCGTCATGATGCGGCTCAGCCACCCGCACGCCATACCACCGCAATCCGGCTTTGTGCATTGCCTTACGAAATGCAGCAAACATGCCGACCAGATAATCACTGCTTTGTCTTACCGTCGCATTTGTCCAGGTCGGGTTGGGCCTGCCGTTATTTAGCGTGGAATGGAAACGTGACGGACAGGTGATGGTGTAGAAAACGGCGCAGTCACCGCGCATTTCCGCGATAAGCTCCAGACCTTTAACACAGGCCATCATCTCATTGCGGCGATGCGCAGGGTTGCTGCTGCTGGCGTTTACCACATCCTCCATGTCCAGCGTGTCGCCGTCTTCGTTCACCAGTTCATGAGAACGGAAAAACTCCAGCGACTTACGGCGCTGCTCACGTTTATGCATCACGGCTTCATAGCTGACATAGGGAGATGCTTTTTTGCTGACAAGGCAGACAGCACGCAACTGCTCTTCCCGCCATTCGCAACGCATCTTCCATAATTTCCGATACCACCAGTCGGCGCACAACATACGCGCCAGCGAACCCGGAATGAGTTCATAGGGCACGGGTTTACGGCGGTTTCTTTTCCGGCGGAGTTGCTCAAACGCAGGTGGGATGACATCCAGTCGCAGGGTTTCTGCTGCCACCCTTTCCCATGTCTTGCGGATTTCTTCTGGCTTAACGTCATCGGTGGCATACAAATCGCCACAAGCTGCATCAAGGCACATGCTCATATGCGCAGCTACCAGGGTGGACAGGCGTTTCACCTGATCCTGACTCATTTCAGGCAGGATCAGCAGGCCGTCCAGCCCTTCATGGCTCGCCATAAAGCGAAAAGAAGTGGATAGCTGACTGTCGCGTACATGCTCCAGCCGTTCCAGACATGGCTTAATCGTCTCACGCAAATAGCGGGAATAAGCCTTTGGCCTGCCCAGGCTGCTGAAGTATTCAATACGTTGCATCAGCGGCTTGCTGATATGGGAAGGCTGGGCGTTGACGTCAGCCAGAATGACCATGTCTGGATTAAAACGCTGCTGCTCATGCGCCAGCTTTGCCCGGCTAATGAGCTTATCCTGCTCCATTTCGCGCTGGACAGGATCACGGGATTCATTAAAGAAATAACGCTCCCAGACCTGCTCACTCAGTGCCTCGCGGCGCAGTTGTTCCTGCTCGTTATCGGCAGCATACAGAGTGATCAGGTTTGAAAGTGCAGACTCCGGCGCAACTTCCGCCGGGTCCAGATAAGGGTTAATGGCCTTTTTCGGGCCGTTCCATGAAAATGATGCGGCGGCCTCGTTAAAGCCGCTAGAGTTGCTCATATCGTCATGACTCATACACGCACCTCGTACACAGCAGAACTATCTACGCCACGCGAAGGATCAAATCCCACCCAGCAGCGCGCCCCGGAAACAGCAATGATTTCTGTTGCAGATTTACTCTCGCCAGCCGACACGCCGATGCTGCGTTTTGCCTTGATGTAGTGGTGAGTGAAATTGCGATACAGCGAACGAATCAGGGATGTGTCACTGTTAGAAACAATGACCGGATGACCTTCAGATGATCGATGTTCAAGAACGGATGCCAGGTGATACTGGTCATCCTCAGTGAAGCCATCAGTGTGATAGCCGGAAAACGTACCGTAATAAGGCGGATCGCAATACACCACATCCCCCGCCTTCAACATCGCCAGCGTTTCATCAAAGCTGGCGCAGATAAACGTTGCTCGCTGGGCTTTTTCTGCAAATTTGCGAATTTCTTTTTCAGGGAAATACGGATTTTTATAATTCCCATAGGGAATGTTGAAATGCCCGCTCTTGTTATAGCGACATAACCCACGGTAACCATGACGATTGAGATACAGGAAATATACCGCTTTCATGAAATCAGTAATTTCAGTGGAGTAATTAAACTCCTGCCTTATGTTGTAATAAGCCACCTCCCTGTTTGCTTCCTCAAATAAAGCTCTGGCACGAGATATAAACGCCTCGCAATCAGCAGCAACCTTTTTATAGAGGTTGATTAAATCAGGATTAATATCCGCAACAAGATAGCTGGGGTAATCCGTCTCTATCATCACAGCACAAGAACCCGCGAAAGGTTCAACCAGTCGCGAGCCAGCAGGAAGGTATTTTTTCAGTTCTGGCATAATGGCGGTTTTATTACCCGCCCATTTCAGGATGGTGCTCATACAGCACCTCCGTTGTAATGTTTGCCTTTCAGCTCTGCGATTTCCTGACAGGTAATGCAAAGCTGCACACCCGGAATGGCGCGACGTCGTGCTGGCGGAATTGGTGCTTCACACTCAATGCAAAGCACGCGGGACACGCCCGGCGTTTTGGCGCGGGCAGTACGGATATGACGCTGGCGTTCTTCTTCAACGCGCTGCTGTACGAGATCCATTGCATCAGCCATCAGTGGATCTCCTGCGCTTCGTTCTGGATTGCTTCAGCAGTCACACGCAGCAGTTCTGCTGCTTCGACGTGGTTTAGCTGGCGGGATGTGATATGACACGCCAGGCTATCAAGGCGAGCTGCCATTGCTTCAGCCCTTGCCCGGCGTTCTTCCAGACGAGCCTCTGTCAGTAAAATATTAAGCCCTGCATCATCCGGTCCGGTTTTAGTCGTGAGGGTTTCAATATTACGCATAATCAATTCTCCTGAATTTAGATAAAGGGATGCCCGGCGGGTTTACGCCATGAATTTCATTAGTTGGTTAATTCGGCATGGTTAGCCGTCTGGGAAATAAGCTCACCACTGCACGAAAATGATTCATTGCTTTAATCAGCTCCCGCTTTTCGTCAGTGGTCAGCTCATTAATGCTGATGCTATGACGTTCAGCTGGGATTTTTGCCATAAAGAATATGGCAGCCAGTGCCCGTTTATTTTGTTCATTATTGATATCCCGTGGATCACGCATATCTTTAATAAACCGCTCAAGCTCTGACTCAATATTCAGGCCAAATACTTTCGCCCTTAATTCCGCAATGTGATTAAGTCCGTTCAGGCGTTCACCGGGGCTTAATGGAACAGTCGCCGCAGCGCCTTCAATAGCCATTTGTTCCCCTGTTTTTTCGTAGATAGTTCTGCCAGCAATTCATCTTGTGAACGGCACGGATGCCAGCGTTTACCATCCTCACCCATGATCCAGCCGTGACCGTAGTGCATTGCCGGACTTTGTTTTACCAGCAGCGATGCAAATGATGGTTCTTTCGTCAGCATAAGCACCTCACAGCAAACCGAATGAAGCACCGAGGCCAGTCACGGTATCAACTGCACTCGCCATCGCAGGATTAGCCTGTAAACGGGCCTGCAATGAAACAGCGGCCAGCGCCATCAGTCGTGTTACAGAGTTAATGCTGCTGATAGCATCACGACGACCTGCACTGGTTTTTACATCGCCAGATACCGCACCTGCTGCAACACGCCCGATCTCTGCGGTTGCACTCATGACGTAATGTGGCAGTTTCTCTTTTGCCACCTCATTAATCGGTACGCATGGCAGGCAGTAAATCTGAGCCAGAAAACCATCTACTAGCGTTGAATCTTCAGTCAGATCGGTAAGCAACCAGATTTCTGGTGCGGTTAATAAATGAGGTTGAGCTGGGTTCAGCTTGTTCCGCAGAATCTGCACATTCATGCCTGCACGTTCTGCCAGTTGCACCAGGTTGTGGCGCAGTGCGAATGCACGACAGGCTTCATCAAAATGTGGATGTTTGGAAACTTGGTAATCAAACATAGTCGACACCCCTGATGTATCCCAAAATGGAACTAGTTGAACACAACATTGCAATCAGTAAGTGCATCAACGGTAAGAGCAGCAAGGTTGATCATTACCTTTTCTCTTTTTTTGTCTTTACGAAGACGATGCCGAGGGATGCGACCATCTGCCAGCATATCGTTGATTGTGTCGATTGAAAGACCAGTAAGTTCGCTATAACGCTCGATTGTGACATGTGGCGTATTCAGAGTTATTGAAATGTTAGGGGTCATGATGCAACATCTCCTATTGGCTTGTGGTGAGTCAGTTTTAATCGTGACTTAAACTTCACATTACGGAGAATAGGATCGCAATTCGGTTATGTCAACACACGAAATCACATTTCGCCATGTGGACGAAAAAAAGAAATCCTTAATCATGCAGAATCGCGGAGGGCAAGCAGTCATCGAGCGGATATTAGAAGCGTATGGTTTTTCTTCACGCCAAGCATTCTGCAATCATCTGGGGATATCACAGAGCACAATGGCGAACAGGTATGCGCGTGACACTTTCCCAGCTGACTGGGTTGTTATCTGTAGTATGGAAACTGGTGTATCGATTGAGTGGTTAGCATTTGGTACTGATACCGAAATGGAAAGCTTTGCAGATAAAAGTCACGACAATTGTAACAGTGAATCTCGGCACCTCAACAGAGAACCTAAAAACCCAAATGAGAACACTGTTACTATAAATCAAAACGGAAAAGCAGCAATAGAGCGAATCGTTGCAGCCTATGGATTTAAGACAAGACAAGCTTTAGCTGATCATTTGGGTATTTCAAAAAGCACACTAGCTAATCGTTATATGAGGGATACATTTCCAGCCGATTGGATTATCCAATGCGCACTTGAAACTGGTATATCACTAGATTGGCTCGTTACTGGAAAAGGCTCAAAATCGAACGATGTAAATACTGATGTAGCAAAGTTATTAGCATATAAGCTAATAAATGGTAAGTTAATAGATGCGGACTATATCCACTTTGATAAATCTTTAATACCACACAACCTTATAAATCCGCAGGTTGTGATCGATAGCGAAAATGTTTTCGTAGTAGACTATGGATATAAAGAAATATCTGATGGTGAATGGTTAGTAGAAATTGAAGGCAAAATAAATATTAGAACATTGGTCCGCATACCCGTAGGAAAAGTTAAAGTAATATCTACTCATGCTGATTTCATATGTGACATTGAGAATATAAAACTTTTAGCAAAATGCCACTGTGCTTTCATTAAAAACATTTAATTTGGACTTATCATGGACTCTAAAGAACACAAAAAAGAAACAATACAAAACAGCATCACAAAATCAGAGTTTAAAAAATACGTTGATTTTATACATGATGATTCTATTCCACTTCCTGAACATGAACGCACATATCTAAAGAACTTGTTGAAAAATGGTGAAATTGAAGAATTCAAGGATCAATATAGACGCCATCTCCAAAACTTAGATAGAGTCGGCTTTAGCGACGAAGATATTGAATTACAACTTAACGTGTTAAAAAAAGATAATAATGAATTCAGAAACTTATTACGTTTTTATACAGCTCGCTTATCTGATTTGCAAGAAAGCAACACCTCATTATCATTAAAAAACAAAGAGTTAGAAAATTTAAACATAGAAAAAGAATCTTTACTTGAGCAAACTTTTTCTAGGATAAAAGAGTTAGAGGCTTCAAATAACGAATTAACCAGTCGAGCACATCAAGAGAGAATTGATCAAAAAATTCCCGAATATGTCAATAGTGTAAAAGATGATTTAGGTGATGATGATGATCACTTTATTTCACTCGCCAAAACATGGGCTATTGCTGGTGCAATAGCCGGTCTTTCCGCTGTCATTTTTTCGTTCATATCATTATATTTTGTTACTGATTTCATAAATGCTAAAGGATTTGAACTATTTTATCTATTCACCAGAGGCCTGATTGGAATTTCCATTTTATCATGGCTTTCTTATATCTGTCTGAGTATCTCCAAAAAGTATACTCATGAGTCCATTCGCAGAAAAGACAGAAGGCATGCCTTAATGTTTGGTCAAGTCTTCCTACAAATTTACGGTTCGACTGCGACCAAAGAAGATGCTATTCAGGTATTTAAGGACTGGAACATGTCTGGAGATTCTGCTTTTTCTGATCAAATGGATTATCCGCCAAGTTTCCAAACGCTATGGTCTACCGCGAAAGAAAAAATCAAACCTTCTCATTCAGAAAAATCCTCCGATTAAATAAGTGATGTATATAAAATACATAAACATACATTGACACTGGTTATGCATACAGTAAAAATGCTCTCTATTGGAGGGCATTTTTTATGGCTGTACGAAAACTCACCACAGGAAAATGGCTTTGCGAATGTTACCCCGCCGGACGTAGTGGGCGTCGTGTGCGTAAACAATTCGCCACCAAAGGCGAAGCACTGGCTTTTGAGCGTCACACGATGGAAGAAACCGAAGCAAAGCCCTGGCTGGGTGAATCAGTGGATCGTCGAACACTGAAAGACGTGGTTGAGCTATGGTTCAAACTACATGGTAAATCACTGACTGCTGGGCAGCATGTCTATGACAAATTGCTGCTGATGGTTGACGCTCTGGGCAATCCCCTTGCAACTGATCTAACCTCTAAAATGTTTGCCCACTATCGAGATAAACGCCTGACAGGTGAGATCTACTTCAGCGAGAAATGGAAGAAAGGAGCAAGCCCGGTCACCATTAACCTAGAGCAAAGCTATCTAAGTAGTGTTTTTAGCGAACTATCCCGCCTGGGCGAATGGTCGTATCCGAACCCACTGGAGAACATGCGAAAATTCACCATCGCAGAAAAAGAGATGGCATGGCTTACCCATGAGCAGATTGTTGAACTGCTGGCTGATTGCAAACGTCAGGACCCAATTCTGACACTGGTAGTCAAGATATGCCTAAGCACAGGCGCACGCTGGCGAGAAGCAATAAATCTTACCCGCTCGCAAGTGACCAAATACCGAATTACCTTTGTAAGAACGAAGGGGAAGAAAAACAGAAGCATCCCTATCAGTAAAGAGCTTTACGAAGAGATCATGGCGCTTGATGGGTTCAATTTCTTTACAGACTGCTATTTTCAATTTTTATCCGTGATGGAAAAAACGTCTATCGTGCTCCCTCGCGGTCAACTGACACACGTTCTGCGCCATACGTTTGCGGCGCATTTCATGATGTCGGGTGGAAATATCCTTGCTTTGCAAAAAATCCTCGGACATCACGACATAAAAATGACTATGCGTTACGCACATCTGGCACCGGATCACCTGGAAACTGCATTACGGTTTAATCCGCTGGCAACACTACCAACATCAATAGCAATTTTTTGA